CGGTCTACGGCAGCGGCCAGTCGTCTGGCTGCGGCGCTGACCGGGAGGGCACGAGCGGCGGCGACGCGGGGACTTTTTGCCACCGGCCAGCTCGACAATTTCGGGGACTTCGACCTGATCAAAAACTTCGGACGGAGCAGACATTTTTTTCTTTTCAAAATCGATAAAGAGTTAAATGCTTTTTTTTATTACTATGCATGGATTTCAATTTTTGTCATTGGCACCAAACCGCGAATCCGACTTTTTGGAGTTGGAGTCAATTCCATTCTCGACCTTTTTTTAGGATGTTTAACATCTTCGTCATTTTTCTTGTCCTCTTCTCTGGATCGTTTTTTTTCTGGTTGATGTTCAGCTTGAATGGAAATGGGAGTCTTCTTGTTCTTGCGCCTCTTTTTAGAAATAACGGCCATGTCCTTTTTGATTTCGTCTGCATTTTCATCCACGTACTTGTCAATTCCATTGTCAAAGCACCACTTCAGAAAACACAATTGCCCCACTGTGGAATGACGGTTTTTTCCGTCCGCTTCAAAATAAACGTGAGTTCCGCGGCGAAAAGGGTCAAAGAGCAGACGGTGGCCGCTATGAAGTTCTGATGAATAGGACACATGCGGGTCAACAATCCGCCTGGTCTTCTCTTCTTTATCTTCTTTATCCTCTTTATCCTCTTCCTTTTTCGCATGTGTATTTGCGTCAATAGATTTGATGGGGCGCAAATACGAAATAGGATTTCCCTTTGTAAAGTTTGTAACTGCCCAATCAAAGCTTCTCAGCCTTGTTTGCTTTTTAGTGCCGGACTCTTCATTCATGTTCGCAATGACACTCAACATTTCGGGAGTAAAGAAGTTGGACTTGACCAATTCTCGTAATCTTTGCATTTCTTTTTGATTAATTCCATAAAACGATCTCCGATTTGTTTTTGCATCAATTTTGATTACAGGTTTAATGTACCAAAAGCATCCTTCGGAAATTGTTACATCCTCGTTTTCAGGGCTCTTGCGCTCTCTTGACGCCTTAACTCTTGTCTTGACTGCGACAAACGAGCTCATTCTTTATTTCTTAAATATTTTTATAGAATAATTTTTATTATCAAAAAAAATTGAATAAAAATAAAAATGAATTCGATAAATGGAGGGTACACATTACCTTCATTTAAATTAAATTCAATATCAACAGGAGAAAATAGTTGCGGAAAAAATTCCTTGGCGTTTCTGGGACTATTTTACAAGGAAATAATAGCATCAAATTTTGATGAAGGTGGTTCTTCTCCTGAAGCTCTTAAATTGTTTTTGGAAATAAGTTTTGGGGATGCTAGACTCCCTGGGCGTCCATATTTCGATAAGAACTTTGTATTCCGAGAAAGCTTGAAACCAGGATCACCATTTACAATATTGGTAAAGGAGGATGAAGCATTATTGTTAGAAAGAGAGGAATTAAAATACAAGGAAAAGGACAATAGTCTTGAAAATGTCACGAAATTTGGTTGGAGTGGAATAGGAGTGCAAGATCCCTATATGTACAAGAGTCGAAAAATCGAAGGTCACTTTGTCGGATTTATTCGGGATCCTCGATCTGGTCCTAATGAAGGAAGGTTGCTTTATTTTTATCCCCAGGATTGTGCAGCGCGAAAAGTAAATGATGATGACTTTGTTTACGAAACAAGGACAGGAGAAAATTGGAAAAAGCTTCAATTCGACTCGGTATTGTGGATCAAAAAACGCATTTACGGCTCTAGGGCAACAGTGAAGGGATTGTTATCAAAACCAGAACTTAACGGTCAAATTATCATGATTGTAGAGTATTCCACAAAGACCGACAGGTATACGGTTGAATTTGATGATAAAACGAAAATGAATATAAAAAGTATTAATTTAACTTAATAATGAAAAAAATGGTATACGGTTGAATTTGATGATAAAACGAAGGTGAATATAAAAAGTATTAATTTAACTTAATAATGAAAAAAATGGTCCACGCACCCGTGTTTCTTGTCTTAACAACTGGGAAATGGGCAATAGTAGGAGACGTAAAGAAAAGAGAGTTTTTTAAGAGAAGCATTGCGGAGAGAACATGGGAAAAGGAATTTTATGAAAATGTTTGGATTGACGATTGGTCAGAGACGAGGTCTACGTGCAATTCAAAATTAAGCATAACAAGAAACAAAGATAAGGATCAGTATGCAAGATGGTGGATTAAAATCCTATCGGTGTCTTGGTGAAACTCGTAATGGAAGGCAGTGCTCCCAGCGATGCGTTTCTCAATTAGGGGAAGATTTTTCTTTCTGCGCTGAGCATGAGAACCAAAGGTCATTTCGACTTTCAGATTTTCAAGCTCAAGGAGGTAGAAACGCATTGACATATGTCTGGAGACGACTTGGAGTTGCAATAGTCGGAGACGAAGGTTCCGACGTGTTAGAACCCCAACGAGGACAACAAGAAAAGAAACGTCGTACAGAACGAAATTTGCGCGACTTGGCAGATGACGACGAGAACATACATACGATTGAAATCCAGCGTCCGCTCGTTCAGGCAATCTCAATGTTACGAACCTGGGCAGAGTCACCAACGAGGAAAGTAAAGATTGAAGATAATTTAGGAAAAACTATATATGAATTTCTGGCAGCTCAAAAAATGAAAAAAAATGACAAAGTAAAAGTAGTAGAACTTAAACCGCCTTTACCTCCTGTAAAAAAATTTACAGAAACGGTCGTAAATGAGTTTTGGCGAGGATCCATGAAGACCGTTGCTTCCTTCATTGATAAAGAGAAGGAAAATGAGAAGGAGAAGGAAAAGAAGGAGAAGGAGAAGGAAAGAGGACAAGAATTCATTCTTTCAAAAACAGAAAAAGATTGCCTTGATCATTTAAATCGAGTGTATAGCATTGATGACAAGGAAAGTGTCTTGGGAATTACATTTCCAATTCTTTCAAGTTGGGTTTGGCAAAGAGTTGTACAAACTCAAGATGTAGAAAGGCGATCTGAACTCGTCAAGAGATTTGTTGAGGAAATGGCGGAAAGCAAGGGATTATGTCTACAAGGCAACATAACAAGATTAATAAACGTTTTTTCCGGTTTAGATGCCGAGGTCAGCTTGCAAGATGTTGATTTGTTTGACACGGGTCCGATTTCCGATTCGTACATGCAGCAACAAACCGCAGCCGCTGTGACTCGATTTGGAAAGAAGCTAATATCATACGAAGAACTTATTGCAACAGTGCATGTCTTGATGAAAAGAGCAAATGCATCAAAAGAAGTATTGGACGATTGGTTGGCGGCAATTTACGATTTGGTTACAGTCAGACCCGAAGATGCAAAATAAGTTTTTGGAGAACATACACAAATAAAAAAAAACAAAATGAAACTTCTTACAAAATCCGAAGTGATTGAAAAGTTAAGTGTTTTTAATTATCCACTTGACATCGTAAAAGAGTATTATTATGAGCACGGCATTACTGATGGCGTTGAAGTTCAAGATCTTCTTAGTGAAACCAGATATTTCTATACTGAGAATGCGAGACTTCTGACGTTTGAAATTGCAAAAAATTTAAAGAAAGGCCAAACTTTCGGAGCATTGGTCGGCCAAACATTTTTAAACTTTACCGATGTTGATAATCGCATTGGAAACATTGAAGAACTTGAAATTACCAATTTTTATAAGGGAGATGGTAAGACGCTTAAGAGCGCAATCACGTCCAATTATGACGAGATTGAGTTTGATGGATCTTTTAATGCTTCTTATGATACGATGAAGGGATGTTACGTAACAGGATCTGGAAGTGATCCAATTATAGTTTTTCTTGATCTCAAAAGCAAGAGCAAGAGCCGGAGCCGGAGCCGGAGCCGGAGCCCTTTAACGAAAAGGCGTGGACGTCCCTTGGGATCCAAAAATAAGATTTCAAAGGCTAATAGTCCTTGCGAAAAGGGAAAAATTCGCGATCCTGTAACAAAGAGATGTAGAGAAAAGAAAAAACCTGGTCCTTGGCCCCGTAGATCAAGATCCTTGTCAGGAGGAGGTTGCCAAAAATACTGCCCTCAACGATGGCGCATTAATGAAATGACAGGAAAACGTGTGTATGATTTCAATCACGTGTTTTACGAAAATTGGGTTGTTCCCAATGGTAAATTGGGCATGCAAAGACAAAATGGATGGAAATGCAGTTATTGTAGTTGCATAACATACTAAATATAAAATAAAAATGCATTCTCTCCGTTCTATCCGTTCTAGAAAAAGTAGAAAAAGTAGGAAAAGTAAGAGCGGATCTAAAGTTAAACTAGTTTCCTTTTCAAAATCTGACAAGTCCGGTAAAAAGTACATGGTCCGTTTACAAACTTTGGGTGGAAAAACGAAAACGATTCATTTTGGTGACAGTACAATGCGCGATTACACATCCTTCTCGCCCCAAGAAAAAAGCAAACACAAGTCCGCCTATTTGTCCAGACACGCAAAGAGGGAGCATTGGAACGATCCGACAACGGCTGGATTTTGGAGCCGGTGGATTTTATGGGGAAATACTTCAAACATCAAGAGCAATCTAGCGAGTACGCGGAAACGGTTTAATCTTTAATTAGTTATGTGTTAAAATGCAAAGACTCCCTTTTGTATCCATGTATTTGCCTGCGCATCCCCAACAACATACAACCCCTCTTCCTTTAACACGCGAAAATCGCTTCTCCCATTCACTCTTGCCTTTAAAACAAGTAGAGTTTCATGTGCATCAAGTCCTGAAGGCTTTATCTGAGAAAGAAGAGTTAAATGAGAATGGGGCATAATGTCTTGAACAAAGGACGAGTTTGGTTTCTTGGTTTTCTTATTCTTGTTATCTTTATCTTTATTTTTTTCGCCTTGAATAAAGAGGGGCCGTTCCTCGCCTAAAAACTTGTAAGATAAGACGCCGGCTGCTACAGGAAGCCTATCTTTTCTTGATTTTGAAGACGACATGATTGAAAAGGAGAGAGGAAACGAAGACTGCTTTTCTGGTTTCTGCAAAGTCAAATTCATTTTTGTCGACAAGGTTGCAATAAAGGTCGCCTCCTCAATTAAGAATCGTTTCATAAAAATATCCGAAAACGAAAAGGCTTCCGCGACATTTGATAAAGAATCAAGTGTTTTTTGGGAACCTGCTGGAAATGAAGCACTGGATACATAATTTTGCTGCAGGAGCGACACAAACATGTCTGAATCTCCTGAAGAAACGACCAATGATTTTTCAAACGATTTTGGAGTTGCAGCGCACATTTGAGAGCATGATATAAACAAATTGAACGCCTCGTCCGCAGAACTTAAGGGAGCTCCCTTTCTGGCTGTCTTCTTTGTAGTTGCCAAGAGCTGTAGCGTGTTCAAAGCAAGTCTTACATTTTGATTTGAATTTATTAAAATGCTCGATGCTGTTTCCGGAGAGAGTTTAAGTCCATAGACTTCGCCCGCTTTAAACAAAATTCTCAAAATCGTATTTGAATCATTTTGTCCCATTCGAACATGAAAACAGGCTTCGCGAAACGATTTGTTTGTAGGTTCAAAAGCGTCGTCGCACGTGAAAATCATGGCAATTTTTGATGCCTTTACAGCTTTTAGTAAAGACGTTCTCTCCTCCCCGGAAAATCCCTCAATGCATTCAATAAGAGCGCACCAAGGTTTTCCCGACAAACTCTTTTTTTTAGACAAATTTTCGATTGCTACAGAAATTGAATCGTCGCTCTCTTTTGACAAGTCTAGAATGCAGTCATCCCATTTTTGATAGAGTGCTTCTTGAATTGCCAAACTAGCAAGTAATGTTTTTCCGCATCCGGAGGGACCTGAAAGTAAAAGAGCTGGCTTTGTTCTTGTTGTTGGTGAATTTAGGTATTGCAGAATTGATTTTTTGGCGTCTACGTGTCCTAAAACGGTATTAAGTGTTTTGGGCCTAACAATATCAATTAGTAATGTATCGTGAGTCTGAGTTTGATGAGTTTGTATTTTGGATGGTAAGGATGTCAAAAAAGTTAAATCAGGAGGTCGAAGAATTTGCTCGAATTGAGGTGTAATCTTAGATTTTTTTTCTGATTCTGTACTCCCACCTTTTGCTTCTTTTGCTTTTGCAAAGTCAAACAAAGATCGCTTCATTTTTTTACGGATTCATAAAAAACTTATAAAATGAATTAAGTTATTTTGTCATGTATTCATAATACTCTTGAAGTTCCTCTTCCGTCGCATTTTCTGGAAACTTTTTTGAACGTTTGGGACTTCTGCTTCTGCTTCTGCTTCTGCTCCTGCTTCTGCTCCTGCTCCTGCTTCTACTTCTCTTTCTAAGATGTGTGCTTAGATAAAAAAATAAATCTTTTTCATTTACATTGTCATTAACAATTGGTTTAAAATGTAGTTTCTTGTAAAATTCAACTGATTCTTTAACGGATTCTACTTGTATTTCTGAAGCTCCAAACTTTTCCGCAATTCGTTTTGCTTCCTTTATCAATTCAGTACCTGATTTGTATTTATGTCCACACAACTCGCATTTTGAAGAGCATCCACACAAGTAATCAATCTGAAGTACCTTTTTCTGTTTCTTACCAACACCATTTACAAATAGTGCACTAAACATAAATCCCTTCAATTTTTCGACATTTTTTAGAGTTGTAAAGAAGACTTGCGTCCTCTTACCTGACGTGTCATACGAAAAAGATGAATACATTTGCAACCTACATTTTTCAAGTTCATCTATTAAATGTTCGGCATTTGCAAACATCAGTGATCCACAACATTCTGCAAGCTTTTCGGCAAATTTATCTTGAAAAGAGTACCCTAATTCTAATTTTACGGCGTCTCTACCGACAATAGTTTTTACCTCAATGTTTGAACACACATGTGTACTTTTTTGAGGTAAGACAACATCGTCGTCTTCATAAAAAACACGAGGCATTTTTATTTTTTGCCTTTTTTATTTGTTAAATTTTATAATATCAAAATTCAAAATGTTTCTTTTATCCTTTTACTCGTCCGCGAATCCAACAGATGACTTTATGTATTGTAAATCAGTGTCTGGGGACAAAGAAACAGATGTAGCATCAATACCAAATCAAAAAATAACTTTAGAAACCCATCCGTCTCTTTTGCAAACAACAGCATCATTTTTAGACTTTAAATCCTTTTTAAGTCTTTCAATGACGTCCCGAGCAGTCAGCGAAAACTTGATCTTAATGTCGCCACCTTTAAAAATTTCTTTAAGCAGACCTACAGGAAGCATTGGGTTTACAAAAAAGTTACGGACTCTTGAAAAATTTAGACATTGTTTTTCCTCAGTTAAATTATATTTTCAAAATAAAGAAGGATTTTGGATATCATATATAGTACAAGAATTTCTTCAAAAACTGACGTCTTGTCGATCATTGCGATTTGAACAATCTTCTGTTCTTTTCATTAACGATGATTTAAACTTTCCCCAACGGCTAAAAACTTTGATTCTGGACTCCCAATGTCATAAGCTTGGTGTTGGATCCTTTGCGCATTTTGGAGAGCTCAAATTCCTAAGCAAGCTTTCTCTTCTCTCGACCATACATTCAAGTTGCATTGATGATCTGACCAAGTTTTTGTCGACGCATTCGCTGCGCAAATTCAAGATCGGAAGCGCAACATTATCGATGCTGCAGCCCGGAGACGCGTCAAAAATAATCTTGTCGATCAGGAAACTCCAAAAGTTTTCGCTAGTCAAGACTGACTTTTACGAAACCGGAGTGGGACACATCGGACAAATTTTACCGCTCGAACCTGAGGTGTTTGCTGCGATGCAAAAGCTTCTCGTGACAAACACAAACTTGTTTTCGTTTTCGATTCGAAAACTTGGGCGTGTGGACGAAAAATGCTGGAAAGCACTTACACCAACAATTAAATTGAACAGAATTACGATATTAAAACTTGATCAAAATTATTTGTCATGGACATTTTCCGATTACGAGGATTTCTTCTTAAAATTTCCAAATTTAAGAGTTTTAAATCTGAACTACAATCACTTTACACAGTACAACTCTTTGAGACTCTGTTCTTCAATCAAGAAATTGTCTAAACTTGAACAAATCGTCTTTGGTGGAAACGAAATAGGTGACGAAGGCGCTCAAAATTTAATTACGTCTCTGCCTTCATCAATGGAGCAAATCTTTCTCTTTGGGTGCGATATCGGCGATGCTGGTGCATCAAAGCTCTTTGCGAAATTGTGTGTTAGCGAAAAATTTTCAAAAGTGTGGGCCTTGGGACTCAACGGCAATCCAATTTCAAACGTCGGAGCAAAAGCGCTTTCGAATTGTTTAAAAACAAATCCATCGCTTGCAGACATTGGATTTTCATTCACAAAAATGACCGACATGGGCATTGTAGACATTGCATCTTCTCTCCAATTTTCAACTCATCTGCGAAATATTTATCTTTTTAACCAAGGAAACAAATGCGCAATTTTAACGACAAACTATTCCAGAAGGGAATTGACTGCAAATCTTCCATCCAACGCAATTGCGTGCTTTGACGTTTCAAGTGCAAGACATATCAAGACGTTAAATCAACTTTAAACATTGCGGCCTTTCTAATAATAATTATAATTGCAACGACTCGATTAATGACCGTTCGCCCCCCGCATTATACTTTTTCGTCAAGGCCGGTAAGTACAGCTTAAAGTACCAAGCAAAAAGCTTAGGTTTCAAAAAGGTTTGATAGTATGCCTTGTCCACTTGCAAATGCGTTATCCAAGTTCTTGAAGGGCGCCACACGACAAACCAAATGTCTTCAATCACTGCATTTGCATACTTGTTTTCATTCAAGTATCCGCAAATGCCTTGCACTTGGTCCTTGTAATAGGTTGGAACGCCATGTTCATATTTTGCATACGGAGAAACCAGTGCGTCAAAATTGTCGCGCGTAGGGCACTTGAATTCGACAAGGGACACCTTTTTTGAACCGTCGGCGTCCTCATAATACAAGATGCCGTCGGGCGAGACTGCGAGCCACGGCTCTGCAGCAAATTTGATTGCATTGTCCTCCTTCAGCTCGAAAATGGGATTGTCGGAATCTGAACGGCCGGCAAAGAAGTAGCGCGCAGACAAGAACTCCTTGAACCATTTTATAAAGGACTCGCGCGCGTGCGGCTCGTGCTCGTTTCCCCACACTGTTAAAGCATTTCCATTAAATGTGCCCCAAAGCTTTTCTTCTAATAAGTCTTTTGGTGATTGATAAGGATTAGACCCGGCAGCTGCGCCAAACACAGATGCAGTTAGTGAAAGCTTGCGCACTTCAAGCCATTCTTTAGAACCTTGTTTCGCCGCTCGTTCTGCATCACATTCGTCTTGGCTTCTCTTGACAAATTTTTCGTAAAATTGTGTCGCTGTTAAAGCTTCAGGCTTTTCAATCTTAATTGTAGAAATTAACTCTGTTTGTTTCAGTTGGTCCTTCTCCTTCTCTTCCTTTAACAAATCAAAGTCTCGAAAGCGCGGAAATGTATTAAGGTAAATTGAATGATGGTCAGGATTTAATGAGCTCACTGTAGTATTAAAGAGAACGATACCCACGGCACATTGTATGTCAGTGTCGTCAGGCTTTGCTACATTTTGAACTTCATCTAAACGTCTCTTCTCGCCCCTCTTCTCCTTGTTATTGTTATTTTTATTGATATTGTCCTCCTCATTTTTTCCCTTTTCCTTGTCTTCGCTTTTTTCACTCTTGTCTTCAAGTTTGGCAACCCCAACCTGAATGCCTTCAACCATTGTCCAATCAACTTCTTTCAAGTCTGTTGCGCTTATAATGGAGAACATTTTGTTTTGTTTGTATTAATTTGATTAGATTATTTATTGATTAGAAGGGAAGGAATTTTTTTTTTACTTTTTTTGCAACAATAACACATAATACTTTTAAATAACCATTTACCAAGAGCATTTCTTGCCTCCTCCCATTCTTCTGCTTCTGCTCTTGCTCTTGCTCTTGCTTTTGGGGTTGCGGCAACGCTTCGTGTCCCGATCGAATACCTTGCCTTTGCTGCACCGGGAACGCGAACGCGACCCGTGCTTCTTGTGTCTCTTTCCGCCTGAAAAAATATTTTGAAAACCTGTAGGGCTCTCAACAGAGTTTTCGGTTTTAGGAACAAAAGTTATGTCCTCGTTGACATTGGCTTTCAATTTCGCCAATTGTTCGGCAGTGTACTTCGGTGCTTTGTATTGATAGTTAACTTGATCATATGATTTGTGTTTAGGCATTGAAGAAGAAGCAGGACCTGACGCAGACGCGCCCGAAAAGCCCGTCTCCCATCCTAAAGGAGACGTGTAGCCGTTGGCGCGGTCTGTGCGCCAGGATCTCGCGTCTTCTCCTGATCCAACGGCAACACCTGAAAGAGCCTCCATGATCGAGTACGCAAGCTTCTTCTCCTCAATCGCAGCCTGCCATTCATACGAAGCGGCGAGGTTGTCGTCGCCCATGGCAAGTGCAGCCTCGGTCTGATTGATCTTCTCATCAATTCCATTGGCGTACTCAACGATCCACTGCGGCAAAGTGCCATCCTTTAAAGTCTGGTCGTAGGCCTTGACTTCTTCCAGCAAGCGCTTCGCGTCATACGGCGAAAGGTTGGCTTTCATCATTTGCTTGTGAAGCTTAGCAAGTTTTTCGTACGCGGACTCCGCGCCCGTAAATGCAGGCTCCGAAAGATACTCATTGATTGCATCAACGTCTTCGATTCTTGTCGCGCCAGAATAGGGAAAGTTCTTCTTTTTCGGTAATTGTCCCAAATCTCTGCGGCCGAACGCGTCGACGCCGAACTCGCCGCCTCTCATTTTGCGCGAACGCGAAGAAGAACGGCGACGGGAAGCGGACTTGCGACGCGGAGAGTAGCGGCGCTTTGCTTTGTGGCTGTGCTTGTGCTTTGCGCCGCCATCCATAACTTCAACAGGTGCAGCAGACTCGATTACGACAGGAGCCTCGACGACCGGGACAACCGGGGCGTCGACAACCGGGACAACCGGAGCCTCGACGACCGAAGGAACGTCAACAGGAACTTCCATTTTTTTTTAGATAGGTAGAGAAGCAAAGTTCTTTTTTTCTTTTATACAAACAATTAAATAATTCTCAAATGTCCAAAGTATTCATGTGACAAGAGTCTTAAAATAAAATTATCATTTTGCCATCTTTGCGTCATGGACTTTTTTTGTGTTTCTAAATTGAGACGCGATTGAGATGTGCAGAACTCTGGCGATGAAAACATGGTTTCGTCAAAGAAACTGTCGCAGAATAAGAGGAATGACGCACCCCAATTTTTGTGGTTTGCATACATTTTTAATTCGGCAAAAAGTAAGTGTACATCAAACATGTCACATCTGTTTGATGACAAGCCAAATTTTTTGTTGGCGTTTTGTAAAGATCGACTATTTAAATGCCAGTCAAATTCATTTGCCCTTTCAGATGTGGAAACTTCAAAATCAATCAAAATAGTTTTAATTCTCGACGATAGCTTCCAACTTCTTGTTATTATTTCTTCTGATTTTGATGTTAATGCATTGGCAAGATGACTCGGTGGCCATTCGTATTTACAAGAAGAAGACGAATTCACATGATCATAATCCAAAAGTATATTGTCTGCCTTTAAATCATTATGACGAAATGAAAGAAACGTTAGTTGCAAAGATCCTATGGTATATAAAATTTGAAAAAGTATTTCGCGGAACCACAAGTCGTGTAGTTCGCACGTACTCGTCAAGACGCTGCGAAAATTGAAATAACCGAATAAACCAGATGCTTTTTTTGTGGTAAGAAAAGTACCTGAGTCTGAAATAGAACAGTCTTCAATCTTTACAACTCCGGAAACGTTTTGTAAATTTATTAATTTTAAGTTTTGAATTTCATCTTGCAATAAAATTTGTTTTTCTTTTGTAATTGCAGTTTTTAGTATATAACGAACACCATTTTTTTCAATCTCCCTTACATTTTCCATTTTATTAACTATGTACGTTGCATTAAGCGTTATTTAAAGTGCAAAAAAAAACAACGTACACTTAGAAACAAAAGCAAAATGGATCACATGAAATCGGATAATTTTGGTGAACTTCTTGCTGCTCTTTCTGGATCTGGAAATAGTAACCCAGGAGCAAGTTCAAATGATGCATCGCATGTCGTTCACGTTTCACAACAAGGAAACAATGGCAAAAGAATGCATTCACAACAAAAACAACAACAACCTGATTTTCAGCATCAACAACAACAACCTCAGTATGTTTGGCAAGCTGTGCCTCCGCAAGCTGCCCCTCCCCCTGCACAACACCACATGATGCAAATGCAAATGCCGACTTCTCAATTAAATTATGGATATCCAATCTCTCAGCAATTGCAAATGCAACCTCAAGCGCAACAATTTTTTCCTTCTCCTCCTTCTCATCCTCATCCTCCTCCTTATCACAATCAAATCAATCAAGCACCGGCAACAACTATGCCAATTGATGCTCCTGCTGCATTATTAAAAGAAAGAATACCTACCACTAAAAAGTCATTTCCAATTGTCCTGCTTACGGTATCACTTATACTTCTTGGATTTGCGGTTTTGGCCGTATGGTATTACTCAAAAAAGAATGTCTTGGCAAATGCCGTGCCCTTGTTAAGAGACTCTTTAGAAGATAAAGAAAATGACACACGCTTGCCTCCACCTAAACTTTTCTTAGTAAGTGAGCAGGAAGATGATGCAACAAAATTAATGCAAGATTCCCATGTAATCGAGAATTTGGAGAGATATTTATCGGCCCCTCCTTCTATACCTGCACCTGCTCCTTCTCCTGCTCCTTCTCCTTCTTCTTTTCCTTCTCCCTCTCCCTTTACTTCTAAAAATCATGCTCCTTCTAATAATGCTAAGGCTGAAGAGAAGAAGAGAGATTTGAAATCTAAACCTCAACGTCATACAAACAACTCAATGGTGGCAATTAACAAGCAAACAAGGTTTACGAAATTGAGCGACGTTCTTGCCGAAGAAGAAGAAGACGAAAAGGTTCATGAAGAAGTTGAAGTTGAAGTAAATGGCTTCAAAAAGAAGATGCCAAAGCGCATTGATTCTGATTCTCCAGAAATAAGCGAATTTATGAAGAAACGAGAACAAGCTGAAAAAGAAAATTTAAAGTGGATTGAATCTCAAAGGGAGAACCCGCGCGTTACCGAGGAGGAAGAGGAAGAGAACGAGGACAATTGATAGACGAAGAGAACGAGGACAACTGATACATCAATACTAAAAGAATTGAAGATACGAACAATACATGCTTCAAACTTATTGAGGTCGATGTTGCATAAAATTCTGCAAGTCTCCAAATAATTTTTTTTAGCTTGAATTTACTTACAAAGGACGCAAGTGGACTCGCAATGTCGGATTCAGAAGACGATTGTAAAAATATTGATGGGTAGATAGCGTGAGTATTAATCAAGCTTGATTTATAAAAATCATCAATTGGTACCCCGTAAAACTCGTAGAAACGTTCCGTCATTCGTTTCATAAACGGGGCGCTAGCGATATACGCGTGAGTAGTTGCTGGATTGGTCTTAAATATATGTTGAAACCCGTCTTTTTTAATTCTTACAGTGTCATTTGCCACAAAAATGTTCGGAAAGGATCCCAAAAAAAGAATTTCAAATGTCTTGTTCTTGTTAATAAATTGAAGAGCTTCGTTAAATAATTTTTGAATGCGTGTAGTTGACATGTCTGAAGCGAATTCCGCATCGTCTTCAAAGATTAAAGCATGCTGCTCTGAATTTAGTGCAAGTGCGCGCTTCATAACGGCAACATGAGACTCATAGCATCCCTTGCGGCCGTCTGATTGCCGGATGGCGTTAAAAATTTGGATAGGTACTGGGTCCATTTGCAACAATAACAATGGTTGCAGCTTTTCGTTGAGCGCGCGCATGGTGGGCTCCCTGTCCACGCGGTCGGCAATATGAATCACGTGAATGGAGGCAATCATCCTTTGTTTTTTTTGTTTTGTTTGATTAGTGAGAGCACTCACGGACAGATGAAGGACAATGACAGACAATTACAACTAAAACGTATATATACATACTTCGACACGTAAACTTTTAGAGCGCGATTGTGTATTCTAGTATAGTTGTATACTGATTATTAATCAAGTGAGGCGTTATAGTCTAGTGGTCAGGACACGGGGCTTTGAACCCTGGAACCTCGGTTCGATCCCGAGTAATGCCATCTTCGGTATAGTCTAGCGGTTAGGATAGGGCTCTTTCACAGCCTTGACCGGGGTTCGACTCCCCGTACCGAAAACCTTAACCGTATTAGCTCAGTTGGTAGAGCACGGGCCTTTTAAGCCCGTAGCCGCGGGTTCGAGCCCCGCATGCGGTACATTTCCTTTTTTTGCCTTTCTTTTTTTTTTGCCCTTGTATTTTTTTGCCGCCATTCTTTTTTTTGCAAGTTGTTAACCTGGCATTCGAAAGAGATCAACTTGTTTCTTGTATTGCTCGATAAACTCAATGCACGAAGAGCCTTTAAGCAAAGAAGATCGCGACTTGTCAAATAACGTGGGAACACCATCTAGCCACCAAGGCTTTCTCTTTCCTAAAGTCGCGGCATTCTGAACGTGGGTGTCATAGCATAAGGCTTTGTTTTTCTTCAATTTTTCAAGAGCGTCTCTAGAATGTTCGTCTCCCTTTACGTAAAACAAAATGTAGCGTCGAACCTCACTGTCCGCCACCACTGTTAAGTTATCGTCCTTATTGTCATTGTCTTTTTCTACTACATCGTTTTTTGAAATTGGTATGGCAAGGGTTTTTAGAATTCTTTTTTCGAGAAACTTGCTTGCTTTTGAAACCGACATGACAAAACCTTTTATTACTTCTTGAATACCAAAAAAAGAAAAATGGGTTCTCGGATACGAAAAAGTCGAAGAGGCCGAAGCCGAAGCCGAAGCCGAAGCCGAAGCCGAAGCCGTAAGTCTTTAAAAACTCGAAAGTTAAGACAAAGGAGAAGTCCCTATAAATTAAGGAGAAGATTAAGAAGTCCTCGTTTTTTCAATTTTAGACGACTTTCACCGCAATTTGCACCTACACCAACACCAACACCAAAAGCACCACAACCAACACCAAAAGCACCAACACCGGCAGCACCAGCATTAACGCCAATACCGGCAACACCAACACCAACTTCGGCAGCACCAGCATTAACACTAACACCGCAACCTGAAGTTAAAGTACTTTTACAAGTACAGCCAATTAGAATTGTTTCTGCTTCTGAAATTGTAATTCAAAGAGCCGCATCTCAGAAAATTGCTCAAAGCGCCTTGGCAAGTCAATTAGAAGCTCACAAAGAAGCAGACAGGCAACGTCTTTTAAGTTTACAATCAGTTGCAGAACAACAAGCAAATGACTTAAAATCAAAAAAGGTAGAAGGAAAAGAAGGAGAAAAAGAAGGAGAAGGAGAAGGAGAAGGAGAAGGAAAAGAAGGAGAAAAAGATGGAAAAGAAGGAGAAGGAGAAGAAAGACCACTTGTACCTGCATTAAATGCAGCTGGTCCTCAATGTGGATCTTTGGTTTGCAGGAAAAGGGAAAAATGCATTGAAGGAATATGCACGAAAACAAGATTAAATGTAAATTTTCCTAACGACGACGACTTGGAAGAAATTCGTATTATTGATAATGGTGCTTAATCCTCGTCTTGATCCTCTTGATCGTCTTGAAGACGTTGCAGCGCAAAAATCTCTAACATTCGTGCTTCCGACGCCATCACCTGCTCTGCATTCATAACAACCGGAG